AACTTGTGCCCCTCATCTGTTCTGCTGCTGGTATGGGATAATTGACACGTTCCTCTCCATAACAGAAATTGCACATATCTAAATAACCTTTTTCTGAATATCCTAAATTAAACTCCAGAAATTCTTTTTTATATCCTTCTCCCTGCAAGGCATCCAGATCCAGATACTCCTCTTGACCTTTATTAAAACCCACATTTTCTGAAACACTTCTCGCCATAACACAATAATAATATTTGTTCTCTCTAATCTCCCTGCATGATGTCTGACACGCATCAAAAACTTTTATAAGCTCTTCCTCGGATGCATGCCGATTGAAATGATCAAAACCATAATCAGTCCATTCACTCTCTGGACTGCCAAGTACATACTTAATATCCTCCTCTTTCAGCTTCGTAGTTAATCTGTCGTACTTTTCATTTAGCCTTGGAATAGTTCTACTGTAGTTGGAAATTCGAAACAATACATGATACCTTTTACACACTTTTAGAATTTCTTCATCCGGCACAATTGTTCCATTTGTTGTAATAGAAAAGATTCCTATCTGCTTTCTATAATATAATCCCAAAATCCAGCATTTTCAATAATTATAGCCGCCAAGTGTAGGAATAGTCAAGAAGTAGACTGCTCCTGAACACTCCCAATGACTGCTTTTACCTCTAAGTCATCCATTCGTGAAGAGAGGGAAGCGACAGATTCTTTGGTCCACGTATACCACTGTTTTGTCACAGCACTATACTCGGCATGATCTCCTGTATCAAGAGCATCTGCAAAAGAGCCAGAAGCCATATCATCTGTAACAGGGAGATTATCAAGGTCTTTTTTCAAACACTTAAAGCCTTTGACAAATCTGTCTGCACTTCCTGACCCAACATAAGGAATCTTGGTTATGCTGACCAACTCAATAGTGTTCTCCGTTTGACTCATATTCTACTCCTCTTTTCAAAAATATAATTTGCAGTCACGCCGATAACGCACGACACAAGAATGGCATAAAACAAAAACGCCAGCCCTCCGCAACTAAACAGAATGACCAGCGCAAATGTCAAAGCCACTATAAAGACCAAGATCGACAGCGCAACCAACCGGAAATTTTTCATCACTTACCCTCTGTCTTATTGTACTGAGCCGAACTGATTCCCAGAAGAACCCCCAGGAAAGTGTCAACAGCCGTGATCGTGCCGACTACCTGCTCTCCGCAGGGCAGTCCCCAGATTCCTGCCAGTGCGAAATATAAAGTGCCGGCTGCCGGAAGCAGATACTGTGCGATCCATTTCAAAGTGTCGTAGGTTTTGTTACTCATGCTCATAATTTTATTCCTCCTATTTTCTTGATTGCATTAACTCTGCAACTTTTTCTGTTTCATGCATGGGAATCGTTATCAGCATATCCATCTTTGGTTTTACCTCGGTATGCATATACCCATTGCCTCCCAATTCCTCATAGTCCTCAAACATGCTCCAAAAAGAAGATGCCTCCATTTCAGTCCATTCCTGTTTTGGATTCTTTTCTTTGCTGGTATAATATTGGAAACATGTCAACAGCCGGTTGAACATCTTGCTGAGTTCTCTTTTACGATTCGATTCCTCCATGCGGTTAAGTTGTTCAGCCTGTTTTCTCTGCCCCTTTTCCAACTCCGAAATCGAATCTGTGAATTGCTTCTGCATATCAAGAGATTGTTGCCGCCATACCGGATAGTTTTTGGCCTGGTCAATCACTTCTTGCATTTGTTCTCGTTGCTGTCGCTCCTCCTCATATTTTTTTGTCGTGTATTCTTTGAATTTCTTCCAGAGCTTAAATAAGAAGACAACCGCAATTCCAAACGCAATCACTTGGGACAGGGTAATGTCTCCAAAAAGAATGATAAACTGCTCCATTGGAACCACCTCCCTATTTTTGTTTATCAGTTATCAAAAGCTTCTTGTTTACGACAGTAACCGTCTTGTCGAATAGGTCTTCATAAAGCCCGATTAGATTTTTCCTCTGCTGTTTGGATAATAGTTTGTAATAGCCGCCCATCCAACCGCGGAACATATTCTCTACGCCGTCGTAGAGGATTTCTCCGTTATGGACTTTAACCGCCAGTTTCTTTAACTTTCTCCTCATAGTAGTAACCCTTTCAGGATTTATGCGTTTGATTATTTTTCCATCCTTGGTAAGTGTATACTTAACTTGCAGGAATTTGTAAGTGCTGGAAATCCTAACGATTCTGGTTTTCTTTTCGTTGATATGGATACCCAGTTCCTGCGCAATTTTCCGGATATTGTCAAGCAAGTCCAGAAGCTCTTCCTTGCTCGGGTTCATGATGTACCAGTCATCCATATACCTTCCATAATACTTTTGACTTCTCACGTACTTGACGTAATTATCAATTCGGTAAGGATAATAAATGCCTATGACCTGTGACAACTGGTCGCCAATATTAACAGACTTCTCCATCCACTTTTCGCCAGTTAGCTGCTCCTTTGGTATGCTGCGGTATTCCAGCTTATTGAATGTATCAGCCATGCAATTAGCGTACTCATCGTCGGTCATATAAGATACATCAATCTTAAACCCGTCAAATATAAGTGTTAAAAGCCAGTCGATGAATTCATCATCATTGAACAGCTTTAACAATTCCCGCTTTGCAATCTCGTGAATAATATTGTCGTAGAATTTTGTGAAGTCACCGAATAGAATCCAGCCCTCGTTCCCATACAGTCTGTAGTATTTCCTAAGATGCACCTCGAAGCGGTCTCTCTGATGTGAAATACCGCGTCCTTTAATGGAAGCACCATTGTCGTAAATAATATGCTTCTTGACTTCTGGTAACAGGATATCGTCGCACAAAACATGACGAACGATTCGATCCTTAATCCGGATACTTGTGATAGGTCTTATTCGGCCCCGTTCAGACAGCGTAAACTCTTCTGTCGGTCCATTTTGAAGAGACCTGTCGAGAATTTCTTCTTGTATGGAAAAGATGTACCGCAGGAAATTCATCATGAACTTCTGAGTAGTCTCTTTCCATTTACTGCCTTTCACGGAAGCCTTATAAGCCTTGTACAAATTGTTGGCGTCAGACAAAATCTCTTCATACGTCATACCTATTCACCGTGATAGCAATACTTACCGTAGTAAATTGCGTCCAGCTTTGCCATTTATCCTTGATGGAAGGGACAACATCTCCTTCTCGGTTGGTTAGACTGAGAATCCGGACGAACCCCGTTAGAGTTCGAGGCGTTGTTGTAGTTCGTATTGCCATTGTTGTTCACATTAGCGAAATTAGCCGAAGAAACGACGCGTTATTAGATGTTGCCCTGTAAGTATGATTTGATTCTGTTATCACGCTGACGCCATTTCTTTATCAATCCGATTTCTCGGTCGATAGCTTTGACATACCTGCCGTAAGTATTAACATCCACATTGAAAATTTCTACAATCCGCTGCAATTCCTTGATGATCTGCTCGCAGTTTACAATAGCGCTATTCTGATAGCTCCTCCTCTGCTCATACTCCTGCATAGAAGTGGGGTAAGTGGAATTAGCTGCTCTGATATTGTTTGTGAGCTGTGATGCCAGATGATCAATACGGTTCTTGAAGTTGGTCATAAGGTACCTGTACTTCGCATAATCCTCTGTTTCGTCATCTCCATAGGCATAACGGACTCTGACAAAATGCTCCAAATCCTTTATCCCGAAACTTCTCTGCATAAAGTCCAAAAGCATATCATGGAGTTCAACCGAATATGTGATGGCTTCAAATTTGGACTCCTTACGGTCGCTCACCAGGACACTCATTAGTAGTCTTTCCCGGTGATCTCAGCGAACTCTTCCTCTGTAATCCATCCTTTTACTACGGCGTTACGAACGCGGCTTTCATCCCACAGCTTCATGCCGTAGTAGTTCTTAACCTTGTCGTAATTCTTGCTATGTTTCATGGTGATCCTCCTCTCTTTCTTACAGATCTACATCGCACATCATTGCGAGGTACTCAATATCGGACTTGATTTTTGCCTGCTCCAGCTCCTTGGGGGTCATATCCCTGAGTACGAACCAAGACTGGCCGTTCACTTCCGTTACCTGTACCAGCTCCATATTTTCATGTGTCTCATCATGCTCTCCGTCGCTGATCACAACGGGAGAACAGTTCGACTGGAAAATTCCGGGATCAATAGTCGCTTCAGAAATGAAGTTATTACCGTTCATGGTAAGATTACTGAGTTCAGTCCCATCAGCAAGGGTAATTTTATAGTTCTTCTCATCCATTTTGAAAATCTCCTTTCAAGACTCTTATAACATGTTTTTCTGTCACCCGCGTACTAAATTAGGGGCACAAGGCCCCCAGATTTAGCCAACCAACCCGAAGACCGGACGAACCCCGCAAGAGTCCGAGGCGCCGTAGTAGCCCGTATTGCCATGGCTGCCCACATGAGCGAAACCAGCCGAAGAAACGACGTCTCTCAGCCAATACCAGTATCTTCCGGGATTGATAAATCTCGGATACATCTTCATCAGCGCCAACTGTGTCTTATCGATTGTATAGCGGTTCGGAACGAAAGAACCATCGCCGGCCGGAGTGAATACCAGGCTTCCGTACATCATAATCTCGTTAGGAAGTTCGACTGTGGAGTCGTACCATGCGCCGGCAGAAGGATAGCCATTCGTCACGGCGTTCGTAAGATACTCTCTGTGGTTCAGAATGTTAGCTGAGCCAAATGCAGAATTCACCAGCGTCTTGGCATTGGCAAGGTTCGCTGTATACATCTGGGAACCGACATAACCGCCAGTTGTGATGTTTGTTTCGTTCATCTTCGCAGAATAGAGCGACTGATCCGGCATGATTACCAGATGAGGCGTTGTGCAGGAAGCGTCACCACTGTTTAGCCAGTAGTTAATATCAACAATCCTCCAGATACGGTCGCCAATACTCCAGTAATCACCGATAAAGAATCCTTTGAATGTGCCCGCCTTGATTTCCGCTTTCTGTGCTGCCGTAAATGCTGTTCCAAGATTCTTGCCACGGAAGATATTCCTGCGCTGCTCCACAGAGATAACCGCATCCAGAATTCCCCAGAAAGCATCATTGACCGTGATGCCCTTGTTACTGCCACCGGAAGCAAGAAGAATCCTATCACTTGCGGAAACGGTATTAACCTGCGTGAGCTGGGAAATATCCATTTTGGCAAGATAGTCCTGAGAAGAGCTGACCGCTACAAGCGCTTTGAGCAAATCCCTCGCAAGGATCGTCTTTGTCCCGCCGTCACCATCCACAAGAAGGACGTTGTTAGCGAGAAGTTCTGTTACTTTTTCGTAATCTGTAATCTTCATACTTCATCACCTTTCTTTTTAATTTGTAACAAATATAGCTTGACTGAAGATTGGGTTATTTCCACTGTCAAGAATTTGTTCTGTTGAATATCCCTTACCATTCAGGTCTCTCGATTTGCTGTCCTTGACAGTTCCGCTATTGGAATCCAACAGCAGATAGGTACCTCTTCTGGCATTGTCTCTGAGGTATCCGGAAACCTGAAATTCCGGCGGTATGCCTTCCATAAATTTTGCAAGCAGACCCGAATATGTACGGCTTTCAATCGGATTTCCGTGGTTATCCATAACCGGTTCCTTTACCGAATCTGTGATTGCCTGTAAATATACAAAGGTATTGTCAAACATAAGCGCCTCCTTTACTTTGTGACGAATATGGTTTTACCTCTGATAACATCGCCTTTATCGTCAAGGAGCTGCTCGGTACGGGCAGTATTGGGATTATCAACATACAGCCATGTCCCACCGTCGGTCAGGATTTGATAAACTGTGAATTCGTTAGCAAGTCCGTCAAACGCCTGCTCAATAGCCAGTAAACGTCTCTTCACATCTTCCAATTCATTTCCGACATCAGAGCCTTTCTCAACAACAAACGTAACCCGCTTTCCTTCAATCGGCTCATTGTTTCCATCTAAAATAGCCTTGTCGGATGAATCGTCAAGGCTGTCGTGAATGGAATGGGTATTTGTAAGCTCATTTTGAAATTCCTCAAACTTATTCATTCGCTCATTGAGAGCAACAAGTTTGTTAGCGAATGCAGAAATGTCTTCGCCGTCGAGAAGTTCCTTAATGGAATCCCACCAATCCCGAAAATCTTTGTCGATTGAATTTTTCCATGCGGAATATTCCTCCGTACTTCCATTCACATAATCGTAGAACCATGCCTGCCATAAATCTTTCCAGTTAGCGTTTGCCTCCTGCATCTCTGTGGTCTGGTTACTGAAAAACTCTTCCCACTGATGCTCCCAGTTCAGATATGCTTCCTGAATCTCTGTTGTCTGTGCCTGGAACCACGTCCTCCACTGGTTTTTCCAGAAAGTGCTGTACTCCGTAAAATCATCGGTTACAAGCTTCTTCCAATAGGCTAACTCCCTGCTGCTGTTGTTGACATAGTCATAGAACCACTTTTGCCACATGTCCTTCCAATACTCAGCCGTATCGGTAATTTCATTTGCGTGGGCATTGAAAAACTCTTCCCACTGATGCTCCCAGTTCAGATATGCTTCCTGAATCTCTGT